CTTCTTACCTTAAGAAAGAATACAAAAAGGTAACTAAGTCGTCCGTAACTTTGTCAGAAATTTCAGATGCCGATATCTATGTTCAGAGCACGTCTAGAGTTAGAAACTGGGTACAGGCAACTAAACGATATAAAATTGGTGGTGCCGAAGATGTGGAAACATTAAAGCAACCCTCAAAAGAAAACACAGAAGACGGGATTAAAAAGTTCTTAGATTTGTTCTCAGACAAGCGCCCGTCTAATGATAAGGCTACCAAGAACCCAGATACGCCTGAGGCCTAAATGAGCCTCTCAAAAAAAGAAATGATGGCAGAGATCGTCCGTTGTGGAAAAGATCCTGTCTATTTCTCTAATAAGTATGCAAGGATATCTCACCCGTTGCACGGGCTCATACCTTTTGATATGTATGGGTTCCAGGAAGAGGCTCTGAGGGACTTTAAGAAACATCGTTTTAACATTATCCTTAAAGCTAGACAGTTAGGAATATCTACTACTGTAGCATCTTATGTTGCTTGGCTGATGTTGTTCCACAGAGACAAAAATATCTTAGTTGTAGCTACAAAATTAAATACTGCTGCCAACTTAGTCAAGAAATCTAAAGCGATATATAAAAACTTGCCTGCTTGGTTGCGTATTGCTTCAATTGCTATTGATAATAGAAACTCATTTGAGCTAACTAATGGCTCTGTTGTAAAGGCATCATCAACCTCTGGTGACGCTGGTCGTTCTGAAGCACTTTCTTTACTTGTGGTTGACGAGGCTGCAATTGTTGAAGGCTTGGATGAAATGTGGGCTGGACTTTATCCCACTCTATCAACGGGTGGTACCTGCATAGCCCTCAGCACTCCATATGGTGTTGGAAACTGGTTCCACAAAAACTACGTTGAAGCCGAAGAAGGAAAGAATGACTTTAATCCAATAAAATTACCTTGGTCAGTACACCCAGAGCGAGATGAAAAATGGTTCAAAAAAGAGACTCGCAATATGTCCAAGCGAGAAATCGCTCAGGAGCTAGAATGCAACTTTAATGCCTCTGGTGAGACAGTTGTTCACGGGGACGATTTAAAAAGAATATTAGATAGTATCTGCGAGCCCACTCATAGGACCGGGTTTGACAGAAATTATTGGATTTGGGAACAACCAGTGGAGGGTCGAGACTACATTGCTGTAGCTGACGTTGCCCGAGGCGATGGGTCTGACTTTAGTGTCTGTCAGATATTGGATCTACAAACAATGCAGCAGGTAGCAGAATACCAGGGAAAAATAACCCCAGATATGTTTGCTCCTCACCTCTGTAGTATGGCTTCTGAGTATAATAATGCTTTGCTTGTTATTGAGAACAACTCTTTGGGTATTGGTGTTCTTAGTCGTATCGAAGAAATAGGTTATAGTAACATATATTACAGTGTTAGAGCCACACACGAATATGTTGACCAAGCCACCGCCGAAGCTATTGGTGGGGTCGCTGGTTTTACTATGTCTATGAAAACTAGACCACTTGTTATAGCGAAGTTTGAGGAATTCGTCAGAAACAAACTAATTACTATTAACTCAAGGAGGTTGGCCAACGAGGTAAAGACTTTTGTTTGGCACAATGGGAGACCGCAGGCTATGCGGGGCTATAATGATGATCTTGTTATAGCATCTTGTATTGCTTGTTGGGTGAGAGATACAGCGTTGACGGTAAATAAAAGAGAGATAGAGTATAAAAAAGCGATGATCGGTGGTATTACAGTTAGTAACAGTACTTTCAACACAAAAATAGAAGGTATGCAAGGATATAAACCAACAGGTAAACCACAAAACACTTTTGAAGGAAACGACGGCAAGAGATACGATTTGTCGTGGATAATTAAGGGATAGAAATGGCTGACAACAGTAATCAAAACAAGAGCAGTGAGAATAATCCGAGGAATCAACAGTCTTCGTTGTTTAAGAGGTTGACTAGGCTCTTTAGCGGTCCTCTTGTTGATTACAATCAACCGGCTGTTACCAGAACAACGGCTAGGACAGTCACCAAGTACAAGTTTACTACTGCGAATGGCAGAGAATTTAAGAAAAAAGAGTATTATAATCCATTCTCTGGCTTGCAAAGCAAAGTGCTTCTCAATCGTGACAAGCAACTTCGGTATACAGACTTTGACCAAATGGAATATATGCCAGAAATTGCCTCTGCTTTGGACGTGTACGCCGATGAGATAACCACTTCTTCAGAATTAACCTCTTTGGTAAACATTGAATGCCACAACAGAGAAATAAAAGAAATCATCAGCACTCTGCTTTACACCGTGTTGAATATTGATTCAAACTTGTTTGGCTGGGCCAGAAGCATGTGCAAGTATGGTGATTACTTCTTGTATTTGGATGTAGATGACAACATTGGGATTACTAATGTTATTCCTTTGCCTGTTCGAGAGGTTGAGCGACTAGAGGGTAAAGATCCAACAAATCCAAACTATGTCCAATACTACTGGAGCGGCGATTCTCAACCAGGGGTTACATTTGAGAACTGGCAGTTAGCTCACTTTAGGGTCTTAGGTAATGATAAGTATGTTCCCTATGGAACTTCAGTCCTAGAACCATCCAGAAGAATCTGGCGTCAGCTTACATTACTAGAAGACGCTATGATGGCCTATCGTATTGTCCGCTCGCCCGAACGCCGTGTATTTTATATTGATGTGGGCAACATTCCTGCGGAAGATGTTGAGCAATATATTGAACAAGTCAAGACTCAGATGAAAAGAAATCAAATTGTAGATGGAGACACTGGACGAGTTGATCTCCGCTACAATGCTATGAGTATTGATGAAGATTATTACATTCCTGTTCGAGCCGGCAACTCATCTAGAATTGAAACACTGGCTGGTGGATCATTTACAGGGGATATTGAGGATGTGCAATACCTACGGGACAAATTGTTCTCTGCGTTGAAGGTTCCCAAAGCTTATCTAGCACAGTCAGACGCTATGGAAGACAAGACCACACTAGCGCAAAAAGACATTCGCTTTGCTAGAACTATTCAGAGACTCCAGAGAGTTGTCATCGCAGAGGTTGAAAAAATATGCATTGTTCACTTGTTTACGCTTGGATACCGCAATGCAGATCTAACTAATTTTAAACTAAGTCTTAATAATCCTTCTAAGATTGCAGAACTACAAGAGCTTGAACATCTTCGCTCTAGGTTTGAAATTGCTGGCGCTGCAACTGAGGGGTATTTTTCAAAGAGATGGATTTATAAAAACATCTTTAAACTTGATGACGATGAAATAGAGAGAATGCAGTTTGAACAATACAGTGATTCAAAGCACGCCGCATCAATTGAGTCTATGGGTACTGCCGCTGGTGAAGCTGTCACTGCTGCTGCTGCTGGTGGCGGTGGTGGCGATGACGCAGCCGGCGCTGGTGACGATTTAGGCGGCGGAGATGATTTAGGCGGCGACCTTGGTGGCGATGACCTTGGCGGTGACACAGGTGCAGAAGCGGAGACTCCAGCGGATGAAGGGCCGCTTTTAGCCGAACCAGGACAACGGAATGATAATGGTTATGAAACCGTCAAACTAGACGGTCGTCGAGGCGGCGCAAGACTTAGGAGCTATTTAGCTAGTGCGGGAGAAAGTGTTGGCTCTAGCTCAGATAGAAACCTATTTAAAGGGTGGAATGGTGAAATGGGACCACTATCTAGAGGCACAGTTGGTGAGTCTATGCGGTCAGAAGAAATGTTGATTAGGGAAACAAATAACGATATTTTGAAACTTATAAGTGATCTGGAAAAAAACAATGAAGACTAAACACAACAAGAAAAGAAATACAGCATTTGTATACGAAGCTCTTTTGAGAGAAGTTACAAAGTCTATAGTTAGTCGAGATACAGAACGTAAAAACAAAGCTATCTCTATCCTAAAAGAGTACTTCAAGCAGGGTACAAATCTTTCTAAGGAACTGGGTTGCTACAAAGCACTTATAAAAGAAGATACCCTTGACAAATATACGGCTGAAAAAGTTATTTTCCTGGCATCTAAACAACACAGCGAGCTAGACAAAAAAGAGATATTTAACGAACAGAGTAGACTGATCAAGCAAGTCAACACCGACCTTGGGTCATCAACTTTCTCTAATTTTGTCCCAAACTATAAAAGCTTTGCCACCGTCTACCAACTTTTTAATAAAAAGACACCTCTGAAAACAAGAGTCCTATTAGAGCAAGAAATTTTGGAAACCCTTTCCGGAAAGAATGAGCAACAAAATGAAGGCATGAAGCCTGTTGATACTCTTGTGGTAAAGACATTCGTTAGTAACTTTAACGATAAATATTCAAACTTGTTGCCCGAACAACGAGACCTTTTAAACAATTACATTCTGTCGCTAGGGGACAATATGGCAGACTTCCAGTTATTTCTAGTCAAAGAATTACAAAGAATAAAAGATAATGTAACAAGTTCTTTGTTATCTGAAGATATAAAAGACGATGAACAAATGCTGGCAAATACAAAACTTGTTATCGAGCAAATAGAAAGCTTTAATGTTTCTAAGTTCAACGAGAAAGATCTTAAGAAGGTCCTTAAACTTCAAAATTTAGTAAACGAGTATAATTCCGATGCCACTGAAGATTAAAATAAATAAACCAGAAGAGAAAAAGCCAATCCAAGCCCAGGTTGAGCTTCAGGTCCGAAAAACTCTTTCGGGAAATTATTTGATTACCGACCACGAAAAAATGGATATCGTAATTTCTCCCTCAGCCAAGAGTATTTCGGCTATACCTAAAATGTATAGCGGAGACAACTCTAACATTTATAGCTACCAGAGAGATCTTATGTCCTCGTTGGAAAAGGGCGGTGTAATTGAGCACACGTTCATCCAGGGTGGCTTGAAGTTCGGAGTCCTAGAAGCACTTTATGGAGATGGTCCAGAGGGTGTAGATCCAGTGCAGGTTGCTCTCTTGGAAATTGAAAAGTTTGTCAAGAAGAGTCTTGGTGAGGAAATTAAAGCCAAACAATATGATAAAGACATTGAAGATAGGTTCACGGATCCCGAAGAATCAGAAACAACCGAACTTGGAGATGTCACTCCTAC